TTTCAAGGATTCGGAAGTGAGTATAATAAAGTATTGTTACTCTCTGGGGGTATAGAGAAGCTTCAAGAAAAATTAAGTATAGCTAAAGGGAATGCCCGTAGAGCAGGAGGCGGGATTTTAGGAGGTGCGTTAAAGGCTAGTGACCTCAGAGATATAAAGCTACTAGAAGAAGAAATATCCGTTAAAAAAATTGAACAATTCGGAAACCCTGACTCAGAACTATTTAAACTTGTAGGGGATGCAGGGAAAACTTCAGGGAAAGTATTTTTTGCATCGTTCAATAAATCACTACAATCTAAAGACTTAGAAGGATTAAATAAGCTAGAAGAAACACTACTAAGTAAAACAAGAGATTTAGCTGCTTTATCTGATGATTTCAAATCAAAAACCCTCACTAATGTTGACACTCAAATACCATTTAAAGACCAAAAAATATCTAAATTTGAAATAGCCCCCTTAATATCTAAAGAGAATGTAGGGTCTTTCACACAAAGCCTAGATAAGAACACTCAAGAGCTTTTAACTAAGATACGCTCAAGGAAGTTGGCTCTTGGCAAAGAGATTGAGGAGTATAATAAGGAAAAAGCTAAAGCATTAGAAGATAATGACATAGCTACATCTACAACAGCTTCGGCAAGCAAATCCGCTAAATCCGCCGCTGATACTTACATAGATACCCTACAAAAAGAACTAGGTAAGCAAGCAAAAAATATTAACTTAGATAAAGTTAATGAATTACTTCTTGATAAATTACGAATTCGTTCAGATAATAACTTAGCGGTAAAAGATATTTCTCAAATAATTTCATCTATTAAAGGCGCATTAGATGCTGGATTAGTGTCTCCTTCACTAGAAGGACAAGCTACTTATTTAGAAAAATTAATAATAGGGGCTGATAAGATAGCTAAAGATACTATCACACAAAAAGCTAAGGACATCAAGCAACAAGTTACAGATGTGTTTGCGGTTCTACCATCACAGTATGACGCAACTAAGGGTAATGCCCTAATTGATACAATTATTGATGATACTTCAATACAAAATAAAGTAGCGTTGTTGACTAAGATAGATAACCTTCTTTTTAGAATACGAGGTGAGTCTTCTGAATTGGGTTTAAAGAAAATAGCTCAAGGAGCCAACCAAGGACTAAATAAAATAGCAGAAGAGCTTCCTGACTCCGTAGCTAAGAAAGAAGAAGAAGCAAGAGCTAGGCAAGTAAAACAGATGGAGACGCTTAGGAGCCTCACAGAAGGTGTAAGTGATGCCTTCTTTAGAGCGGCTGATGCCTCAGAGAGTTTTGGCACAGCTCTAACCAAGAATCTACAACAAGTAGCTAAACAAATTGTAGAAACATATATTAAAACACTAATATTAAATTCTGTACTCGGAGCTTTCTCTAGCACACCTAAAACAACTAAAGGCTCTACTTTTCAAATACCCACTAGATCAGGAGCATTATTTACATTCTCCAAAGCTACGGGTGGGGAGATTCACGGGTTAGGTTCAGGAACATCCGATTCTAACCTCGTAGCATTATCTAGCGGAGAGGCAGTATTAACCGCACGATCTACTAAAGCATTAAAAAAGACTTTAGGAGGAGACATTATTAATAAACTTAACCGCCTAGGTGGTGGGGACTTCGGTGCAGTTAGTATATTAAGTTCCATAGCTAATCTTGGAGCTAATCTCGACGGACTAGGACACTATGCTTCTGGAGGTGAGGTAGCTAACAGCTCATTTCCATCTACATCGCAGACAGCAGGAGTTAAAATTATTAACAATACTTCAACACCTATTCAGCAAGACAACGTCATAACTAAGCGCACTCTTGAAGGACTTGTTACTGAGATTATTATTAGTGACCAAAGAAGTAATGGCTCAATAAATAAGAGCATGAAGTCCTCCTACGGATTATCTCAAAGAGGAGTATTTTAAATGACTAAATTTCCGCATGAAATAGCGACGGTGCTCGCAAGTGACTACTCAGAGGAGAGAAAATCTTCTCTAGTTAAAGTAAGATTTGAAAAGGGGTTATCGCAGCAGAGACCTAAAAATATTCGTCCTGAGTACGAAGTTCGTTGCCGTATCCATATATGTAGTAGAGAAGATTATCTATTATTTCTCGATTGGTATAACTGCGAACTTAATTCAGGAGCTGACTTCTTTCTATTCTTATGCCCTGTTAGAAAAGCTTGGCGTAGAATGAGATTTAAGGATATTGATCTAGCTTTTAATCTTGGGGTAAAGCAAGGCGGTATGTATGCTGAGGCTAACTTATTCATGGAGACATACGGAGATATTTCAGAGTGCTCCACTTGTAATTAGTTTTTAGTTTTAAAAGAATAAAGTATAAGGTAAACTAAAATATGAGCATAAACTATTCTCAGAAGTTAAGAGTAAATTACGCTAGACTCAGTGCTGATGAGCCTGTATTAATACTTGTAGAAATCCGTAACCCGTACTTACTTGAGCCAATTTACTTAGTACAAGACTCTATAGACATAGTTTCAAATGGGAATACATACCTAGCCGTACCGATGGCTTTTCAAACAATATATGACGAATATGACCGTACACCAGAAGCTACAATTAGAATAAGTAATATTGGAAGAACTCTAATGAGATTTATCGAACAATCTAATGGTGGGTTGAATTCGATAATTGATATCAAGCAAATAAGAAGATGCGAGCCTGATTTAGTTGAGCGAAGTATAAGCTTAGAGGCGATTGATCTCACAGCAGATATTCGCTACATAACGATTAAGCTTGCAATTCATCAGTTATTCCTAAAGAAGTTTGTTCGCATAGCTTACACAGCAGAAAACTATCCAGGACTATTCTAATGGTAGCTCATTGGAGTGATAAATATTTAGGTAAGTCATTTGAAAATTGTTCCCAGTTTGTTGAGGTAGTCCTAAGGGAAATATTTGGAAGAAACTTCTCATTTCTTGAAGGAACTTCTGATGAGAAAGAAAATAGTAATCGCATACAAAAAGAGTTATTTAAGTTTTGCCTAGTTGAAGAACGTCAAGTATTCTCAGAAGGGGACTTAGTGCTAATGAGTTTGACTGAGCGAGGATGCCATATAGGGCTGTATATTGAAATGAATAACGAATCATATGTGCTTCATTATATGCCTAATCAGGGATTATTTCGTCATAAATTAAGACATATAAAATTAGTTGGATATTATATTGAGGGGATTTACTCATGGATTTAATTGAGAGTGTAGTAGAGGTTTCATATAATGACGGATTTGCCCCAGTAGAAAAAAAGAGCATGGACGCACCATTATTTTTCTATGAGATTGAGCAGGCATTTAGTATCAATACTGATTCACTATGTGTAATGGTGAATGACATAGTGCTAGAAGAGTGTAATGAAAATACTACATTCGTATCTGGGGATAGGGTTCAGGTATTTCGAATACTTAATGGGGGAGCTAGAACTAAGAAAACTTTAGGAACTATTGTACAAATTGCTTCCGCTGTTGCAGCCATAGCCTTAAGTGCCATATCAGCAGGGTCAGCAACTCCAGGAGTGTATGCTGCATATTCGGCAGCAGTATCTATTACAGGAACAATCTTATCTACATACTTACTAAGACGTGCGGCTAAACTTGCTCAAGGTCAAGAAGGACAGATTGAAACTAATATTTTCTCAGTAGTTTCCGCAAGAAATCAAGCAAGACAATTAGAATACTTACCTCTTCCAGTAGGTGAGGTGCGATTTAGTCCTGACTATACAGCCACACCCTATTCTAAATACCTATACGGCATAAACGGTACTGTATTTTATGCTGGAGTAACTCCGCCAGCTTCGAGATTCGGCACATTTCTCTACCCTTCAAATTTTACACGTGCTAGAATAATCATAGCAGACCCTCCGAGTGTAATTCCTAGTGGAGTAGTCTATAATCAAGGATTAGAGGCTATTTTTTCTGGAACTAATGTTAATATAACCGGAGTATCTGGCTCCCTTTTAAGCTCTACTAACCGACGTGAAGTATTCGTGCATAACTTTTTTAGGGACGCTGTAGGTGCTGGAGTAGATGCCAATATACTCTTAATCAATAGGTGGACAGGCCCACTAGGGGTAGTTACTAATAAAAATATCATAATAGTAGTAACTGGCTCTATATTTACAACATTCACACTGAGCACATTGAAGACTAGCTGTAAAATATATGCCCCAAGTAATCTAACTCCGTTAGAGTTAGCTCACCTGCAGTCAAATTTTCCTTCGGCAGTATTTCAAACATGGAACACTGGTGGAAATATTAGCTCAACTAACGTGGCCTATTGGAACTATAAAACTAACGCAATGAGTCAAACATACCCTATACTGTATGTTAGTGATACACAAGACGACCACACCGTAGCGGGACAGACCCTCATAGGTAGACCTCTAGGTTATTGGGTGGTTACTAATCCTCCGTATAGCTCAGTTGTAGGTTTTGGCATATCCCTTGTCGCCAATTTAGGTTCAGTGTACGGCTCTTTTTCTGAGGAAAATGGTAATGGTGTACTGTACGCTCAACCATATGGCCCTATTAATGGTGCGACAGTGATACAGAATGCCCCTACTTTTCAGAACAATGTCGCCGCATACACCGCAGTAACACCTAGACAAATGCTCATACACTCTTTCTGTTTTGGACTAGGGGATTTATTTATAGATGATCGTCGCCTAGAAAATACACCACTACTTCAACTATCAAATACATATTATAGCCAGACAGCTAAAGGATTTTTATTCGATGAAGGTTGGTCAATTAATGCCATAATAATTCCTGAAACAGGTGAATTTCATGCACCTTCGGAAAGTGTTAAAGTATTTGAGGGAGGGGAACTACTGTCATCAGATAACATAGCATATCCTGATAATGCTATCATTAGGGACTTGCCTGAAGATACAACTAGAGTAGAAGTAGATATTGAAGGACAGCTATTAAAGTCTGATGGTTCAGGATATGTTGATTTAATATCAACTATTGCTTGCTATGTTGAAGACAAAACTACTAATGCTAGAATATATTTATCATTCTACAATGATGGCGGTTTATTTCCTCCATTAACTGATAACTTTACACTCATTGGAAACAATAAGCAGCAGATCAGAGTAACTATCAGCAGTTACCTATCAGGAGTATTTATATTTCCTAATCACCGTATTGTAGTATATAAGATGACTCCAGACCCTACAGATACTGAGTCAGTAGAAAGGCTATCTGTAACTAATATAAAAGCATTTAGACAAGTAACTTATGCACCTAACCCTTTTGATTGGGTTAAACATTATGCGGAAAATCGTGAAGGACTTCTAATAATGTCCACAAACAAGTCTGAGCCTGCTCGCACATATAATGCTAGAGTTCGTGCTAAAATTTGGAAGTATAATCCACTAGCAGATGACTACACTTGGGACTTTAGCAGCAACCCTGCTGATGTTTTTCTAACTATGGCTTTAGGTTATTTTGCTACTGGGCTTAACCACACTGGAGCAACATTCCCAACAGCTCCTACTTTAGGGTTCACTACCGGCCCTCAGGCTTCATCAGTTTACCGTATCGCAGGATTAGGATATGATTTAGATAAGATTGATCTAGTATCAATTAAGAGATGGTGGGTTTTTTGTAACGATAAAAGCTTAAATTTTAATCATGTATTCCTAGGTGAAGAAACAGGTATGAGTGCTCTATCATTAATCGCTGCACGAGGAAGAGGCTCAGTAGATTTTTATCGTACAGGCAAGCTTGGAGTAATTTGGGAAGAAGAAACTCCAGTAGAATTTGTTTTTGGTATGTCTAATATTGAATTAGACTCATTCAATATCCAATATGCTTTAGGTCAATTACCTTATAAAATTAAAGGAACTTTTCAGAATAAAGAAAAAGACTACGAAGCAGACTTTGTGGAGTTCCAAGTACCTTATGCTGAGACGGATAGCTTAAATATTCTTGAAGTTCCGCTAATAGGTATCACAAGTAAAGACGAGGCTGAAAGAGAGATTAAAATAGCGTGTTATCGCACTTGGTATAATCGTAAGACTTACACTTTTACAACAGGGCAAGAAGGTGCTCAGTTAAGTCGAGGAACACGTATATATGTCAGCCACGACATACTTAATCACTTATATACGGATAGAGTTCATTGCTTCACTATAAATGAAGACACTAACGAAGTTCTAACAGTATCTATTGACATGATGGCTGAAATGCCTGCGCCGATAAATACCCTACAAAGAGCTATCGTTAGATATGTTGATAATACCATAGAGACTTTTGAGGTTTCCGTTGACGATAATGGTTTAGTATCATTTATCGGGGCACTAAAACCTAATGCCACATTATTTCCTCATTATATGAATGATAATGGGCAAGAAAATCCTTTATCAATCGCTACCGGAACAGTACAAGAAGATGTAATAATTCATCTTGGGCAAATAGGTAATTTAGGACAACTAGCAAAAATTATTGAAGTACAACCTCAAGACGACCGCACGGATGATGGACAGGCTACAGCGTTCACTATTAGAGCAATACCTGATGACCCAATACTATACAGTGCTGAGTACGACTATACCCCATTTCCTCTACCGATGGCAGACTCTTACGAATTAATTACTAGTAGGATTGAAAATGTAGAAACTACTCAAAATGGCGAGATAGTTACTTTCTGGGTTGATGGATTAAACTGTACAGGATTTAGAGTGGAGACTCAATCAGGTATTCCACTATTACTTAACGGAGGTTCTCAGTCAGTAGCTTCAACTAATTTTTATATTGAAATGTTGCCTGGAACTTATGATCTAAGAATAATACCGTATGTTACAGGAATTATTTATCAGTCTATTCCTTATGAGTTTACTTTGGAGGTTGTGTGATTATTGAATTCAAAAGAGGTGTAAATAAAAAATTATCAAAATTCTTCACTACTAAAGAATTTGAGTGTCAATGTGGCAAATGTGAGATTCAGAAGGTTGATATCGACTTACTTAATAGGTTAGATAAAGTCCGTATCGCTCTAGGCTCACCTATTAAAATAACTTCTGGATATAGGTGCAAAGAGCACAATGCTAACGTCGGAGGGGCACCTAAGTCCATGCACGTCTTCGGGAGAGCTGCGGATATTCAAGCAGTAGATATGCTTAGACTTATGATGTTAGTTAGAACTATGTTTACGGCTATTGGCGATGGGCGCAACAAGGGTTTTATTCATGTGGATACGAGGCAAGTAAACGCAAAATGGAGCTATTAGTATGGCAGTATCAATAACAACTAATATATACAGAATAATTCAGACCTCTAAAATAATAAGAAGAGATGCTCTTTCAGGAAAGGGCTTCGGGTATCGCCCTTATAGCAGTATTTGGGAATTATTGTCTAAATACGCAAAAGAAAATTTTGATAGACAGCAAAGCCCTGATGGAGTCGCTTGGAAGCCTATGTCGGATACTACTAAAGACATAAGAGAGGAAAAGGGATTTGCTCGTGAGCCATTACTTCAAAGAAGCGGTAGCTTACTAAAGTCTCTTCTTGAGCCTAAGAGAGGAGATGATTTTGATTTTATTAATAAAACTATAACTATGGGTTCAAAACTGCCGTATGCCTTATGGCAACAAGAAGGAGTTGGAAATATCGAAGCAAGACCTTACTTAGGACTTAGTGATAGACAAATTCAAGAGCTTGAGAATACGGTAGCTAAATCCATAGATTATGTACTAGACCAATTTTTCCATTAACCAAGGAGAGGAAAATGAATGAATTACTGAACAATGCACTTGTACTTTTCGCTGACAATCAAGGATTAGTAGTGTTTCTTGCTGGACTAATTGCGCACTTAATTGACTATGCTCTTTTAAGAATCAAAAATGAGAAAGTAAATCACTTATTTGATGTGTTTTTACTTTTTGCAGATAAGGTACTTGAAGCTCTAAAAGGAAGAAAGTAATGAACTCCCTCATCATTTTACTAAGACTTTTTGCTGAAATGCTGAGGGATACTATTAATCTTTATCGGCGAGAAAAATCAAATAAAACTATTGAAGAGGGGTTCGATGAAAAAGATAGCGATAAGCTTAATAATAGCCTTTAGCGTGTTAGGTTGCACATCAATAGGCAACCCTAATGCACCTAAACCTAAGATTAAATGGGTATTCATTGAGAATTATGCTTGTCTTGATAAGGCTGGATTTAAGGATTTAAGAGATTATATTTTCTTGATTCAAGGGAAGTAGAGTATTAGGGAAAAATTAAATAAGGAATAAAAAACAAAACCCTAATACTCTACTATCTAAAAAGACGAAGTATGCTCGGGTTTGACCCCAAATATAAACTCCCTCTAATAATTTAAACTAACTATTTCTTTTTAGCAATAGTTTTCTTTGCAACTACTTTTTTAGTTGTAGCTTTCTTCGCTACTACTTTTTTAGCTACAGTTTTAGTTACTTTCTTAGTAGCTTTTTTAGCTACAGCTTTAGCAGCTTTAATTTCAGCAACTTTTTTCATGTTCGGTTTCTTTTCCATTTCATACTCCTCTGTTTTTGTTGGTTTATATTTGTTGTACCACTTTAGTACAAGATATTTTACATAGCCAATTAAGCTTTTAAACTCCCCTATAACAGCATGTCTTAAGAACCCTCTAGTATTCAGAAATGTGTATGGGTGTGTATCTCTATTATAAAATATAGGGAATCTATTTCCTTTCTCAAATGAGCAGTGATGTACATATACTCTAGCTATAGCGCATTGAGCAAATACTATGATCTCCCTTAGGCCTACAAAAGGAAGTAATAGCATACTCACAAATAAGTTCCATACTACTTCCGAATAATTTCTATAATATATCCTAGTTTTTAGTTGTCCATCTTGCATTTTATCTCCAATCTTAGTTTATCTGCTTCTAATTCAATCTTTCTATGCAGTACAGAATATAGTTCAAGATATGACTGATTCCCTGCCTCTAGGTACTGTATATTTTTATATGTGATAATCATGTAGCATATAGAAATAATTATAAAACATAAACACAAGATACATTCAAGCATTATTTTCCCTTTTTTCAAGTCTTTCAAGCAAGCTAGTACAGATTGCGTGAAGTACCTTATTTTCTAAAAGTAGTATCTTTCTATTATGATAAGAGAAATATTCTCTTATTCCAATAAACCCGAGAAGAAATACGATGATTGCGACATAATATAAATTTTCCATAAGAAATTAGAGTACGGGGTTTACAATGTGTCAAGAAAATTCAATTTGGGCCAGTTGTGTTAGAATTTTTATTGTATGGAAAATATCAATAAAAAAATCTTGAATCTCCACAATAAAAAATTAAAAGCCCCAGCAATCCAAAGAGAATTAAAATCAAAATACAATATAGTAATCTCAGAATACTATATTAAGAAAATAATTCTTGAAACACTCGACACAGAAGCTAGTGGTGACTCCGTAGATTATAAAATTATGGTTAGTTCCCACAGGACTAGCAAAGAAAATAGTGCATTAAAAAAGCAAACTAAATATTTAAAAAATAAATTAGCTTTCGAGCAAGAACTTAAAGAAATACTAACTAAAAATAAAAAAATATCTACAAAGTCTTATAAGAAAAAATCTAATAACTCCCAAGATAAGGTGGTGGAGATTGTCTTGAGTGATATTCATATCGGATTAAAGACTAAAAGTTTTGACTTCTCCAGCGTAGTTAAAGGTTTAGATAAAATCGCAAATAAAGTGAACTCACTAAATCCTACAAAAATAATTATTGCCTCACTCGGTGATGTAATTCACTCATCATCCATGCACCAAAGACAGTGGGAGTCATGTGAGATGACTGATGCTCAGCAAGTATACTACGCTATTGAGGCATTAAATAATTTCTTAAAAAAGTTAGAGTGCGAAAATATAGTATTTATCGGCATTGCAGGCAATCATGATAGAATCCATAAAGATAAAACTAATCATGATATAGGCACATCTTATTTTACATATACAATCTATATGGCTTTAAAGTTAATGAATCCTCATATATCCTTTAGTATTCCTGACGATGCTTATCATGTAGAAAAAATACTAGGTAAAAACTACCTGTTTGAGCATGGAGATTATGCCGCTAAATTTCACATGACGGATATTGGAAATCATGTGAGAAAGAGAGAAAAATTATTTAATAAAGAAATTTTTGGTTTTCGCATGGGACATTACCATTCAGCAAGAACCCTTCTTGACGGAAGATATTTATGCAATGGGTCATTCGTAACAAATGACCAATACGCCGATACAAACGGCTTTGGCGACGGTGAGGCTCCGACACAAATAATAATTGAACATACTAAAGAAAATTATTTAATACATTTTTTTAATATTAGTTGACACTTGATTGCGGTATAATTTACCCTCTTTACATCAAACAAAAATAAGGGAGTAAGTATGGTAAATTCGAGTTCAGCAAATTGGTATGAAAGTTTTCAAATTGATACTATGGAGGGTGACGTTGTATCAGATTTTTACAAAAAGTATTCATCAGATTATCAGATGAAGGATACTAAATTTTTTAAATTAGCTGCTAAGTCTATCCACAAGATTTATAGAGTGTGGGAATATGAAAATAAAATCGAAGTAGTATTTGGTAATGGGTTTAGGTATTTTCGCTGGTTTACTAATCCAAAGAATACTCAGGTGCATGATGTATGTGATGATATGACGGCGCAGTATCAAATTTGGTATTATGACATGGTTTCTAAGCAAGGTGTGGTGAAATATGCCTAATTACACATTGCTACCTGAGCAACAAGAAGTTGTGGATTTTTACAAGAAAAGAAAGTGGTTTTTTAACTCAAGCGACATGGGTACAGGTAAAACATTAATGACACTTGATATAGCCTTCACTACTGGAAGAGAGGATGTTTTAATTATTTGCCCGAAGTCCCTCATTGATGTATGGAGAAGAGAGATTCTTAAGCATTTTAGTGCTGAATTTCTTAATAAATTTACAATAATAAATTATGAGAAACTTAAAAGTAAGATGGGCACTTGGGATATGGTTGTAATTGATGAAGCCCACTACACTAAAAATATACTAGCTAAGAGGACGGATTCAATCATTAGTATGTTAAATCTCGTACGTCCTGAGTACCTTGCGATGCTTTCAGGAACCCCTATGATAAATTCGGCAGCAGATTATTTTCCGTACTTTAAAATTATGTCAATGCGTCACGCTGTATTTAATGAAGAGAATAGGCGAGTACCTCTGAAACAATGGGTGTTTCAGAATAAGTATTGCCTTCAAAGACTCATGAAAATCCCTACTGGCCGTATTCTTGGAGGTCAAAGAGAGTTTAGGGAAGTAACTAAGTTTTACGGTGTGAAAAATCGTGACGAACTTCATGAGCATCTTAAAGTATTTATGAAGTCTGTAGATAGCTCTAAGATTGTAGGGCATCTTAAAGAAGTTGAACATAAAATCTATATTGATAGTGAGTCCTTTAGAGTGCCTAGAGAGACTAAAAAACAACTTTCTGACTTAGTTGATGAGATGAAAAGAGCGTTAGATGAAAATGATGAAGAAGCCTTCATGACTTCCAAAAGACGTAGTGCTGAGATTAAAACCGCATTTACAGTAATGTTATTTAATCAACTAGCCGAGGACGGTGAGAGTACAGTAATATTTACAGATCATAGACATAGTTGTTTAGAATTAAGTACAGTGCTTAAGATTCCTCATTTAATAGGCGGCACAACTAATTTTCATACTAGAGATGCTGTAAATAAATTTAATGACACAATTAATTACAACGGAATTGTCTGCACATATAAGGTTGGAGGAGAAGGTCATGACTTTACTAAAGCCTCAAGAATGATCTTTAATGATTTACCTTTTACCTATAAGGATTATGCTCAAGCTAAGGCTAGAATCAAGAGGAAAAATCAGACAAAAGTATGTGTGTACTACACAATTTTCTTTAATGAGTTAGATGAGAAATTATCTAAAATGGTATTAGAGAAAAAAAGTTACGTTGAAAAGATGGCTATATGATTGTAGGAGAGTCAATGAAGAGTGAAGCACTTAAACAAATATGGGATTCGATAATAATTAATAAAAGTAAACAGCAGTTTAGACATTCAGTATATCTTAAAAAAGCTAGACCTATAGCTCCACTGGATGTGCGTGAGTTTTTAAAAGGTTTAGCTGGGGTTGGTGGAGTTAAGTTCGGAGATGTTGGAGAATATATAGATAATGATGATAAGCTTAACGAACTTGTAGAAGAGCTTAAAGAGCGTAGCACACTATCTAAAGAGGATAGTGATGAAGTTTACAGGCTAAAAAGTCTATGGTGTCTCTCATATAAATCAGGAGATACAGTGTCTGATTTATTCTTTGACCCCAACCTCAATAAGGAAGTGGATATTTTTACTAGGTTGTCCTTTCAAATGGAACTAACAAAGTATATGCCTGCTGAGGAAGCTAAAGAACTCTACGCTTTATGGTTTAAAAATAATCATAAGACTGTAGCTCCTGTATATATTAGAGGGTATCAAAAATTTTATGAAACTAATTATGGGTATTGGGAATATAACCTCTACAACGTCCCAGCTTATCGTGAATTAAAGGCTGACCCGGATAATCCTAAATTAGAGTTATTTTTTAACTTTATGGGGAAGTTATTTCCGAATAAAGATCATAGAAGAAAGGTATTTGAATGGGTTACTGCGTCTATGTTTAAGAGGCAGGATTTAGCCTTATGCTTGATCGGTCTTCAAGGAACAGGTAAGACGTTATTTTCTAAAGTAGTCATGGCACTTCATGGTAAAGGAAACTCCTTTGCGGTTAAGGAAATGGCCGGAGGATTCAACGAATACCTAAAGAATAAAACCATAATCCTATTCGATGAAGCTAAGGTAGATCAGGCTCAGAATGAGGCTTTTAAGAGAGAAATGAATGAGTATGTCGGTATTCAAGAAAAGTTTAAGAACCAGAAAGAAATAAAAAATGAGTGTTCAATTATTCTTGCTGCTAACTATCACCGTAACCTCTATTTAACTCCTAATGATAGGAGGTTTTTTCTACCTGATATGGCTACAGTAAGACTGCAGGAGTTCGGATTTACTAAAGAGGAAATGGATACAATATTTGACTTGAGTAATGATGAGTATTTCTTGGCAGCACTTTATAATTTTTTAATTGATGAATTTGACTATGCTGCTTCTGAGCAAATGCAGATGTATGTAACTCCTGGATTTGAGAAAGCTTGTCTCATGTCTGCTCCGGCATTTTATAGAAGAACTATTAATATGCTTACTGAAAAAACAAGTGATGGACGGTATGTTAATGATTACGTAGATTATGCTCAAGTTCACATGGACGCTATGCGAATGGCTGAAAGGCGATTAATAAAGGCCGGAGAGATTCCTAGCGAGACTGAATGGCTTAATAGCATCATAGATTATTGGGTAGGTTGTAAAAAGATAATAAAAGCAGATGTAGCCAAGAGTAGAGTGTATTTAGAGGGAAGTAGAGCTTACCGTGAGAATAATGTTGGAAATGTAAAAAGTAATTTAGGAGATATTGAAATATGAGAGTATTAAGTTTATTTGATGGAATTTCTTGTGGGTATGTGGCTTTAGAGAGAGCAGGTATTACTGTTAGTAAGTACTACGCCTGTGAGATAGATAAGTATGCTGAGGCAATATCTAAGAAGAATTACCCTAACATAGAAAGACTTGGGGATGTTACTAAAGTAGATTTTTCTAAATTAGAAGGTATTGATTTAGTTATCGGGGGGAGTCCATGTCAAGGATTTTCAGTAGCAGGTAAGAGATTAAACTTTGAAGACCCTAGAAGTAAATTATTTTTTGAGTTTGTTAGAGCGATAAAAGAAACTAATCCAAAATATTTTCTTTTAGAAAATGTTGTTATGAAGAAAGAAATTCAAGATATAATTAGTGAGATGCTGGGTGTGCAACCTATTAAGATAAACTCCTCCTTACTTTCAGCGCAAAGTAGAAAGAGACTTTATTGGACTAATATTCCTGGAGTAGTCATCCCTGAGGATAAAAAAATATATCTTCCTAGTATCCTTGAGAGGGGCATAGTTGTTGAAGATAAGTATTTCCTAAGTCAAAAACTTGTTGATGGGTTTCTTAATAAGAAAGGAAGCTTTAACGGGAGATTTAGGCCTATGGGTTGTGGGGAAAGTAAGTCATATACTCTAACAGCTAGATATGCTAAGTGTTCCGCAACTGACCCATATATTTACGACAAACCTAATAGATTATTTGATCTCGGCAAGGGTGGGCAAGGAAGTAGAGTGTACGACCCTAATGCTAAAAGTGTTACCTTATCTTCTGTAGGAGGGGGTCAGGGAGCTAAGACAGGGCTATATATGGTGCAAAGACCTAGGGGTTACAATAAAGGCGAGACAAAATTTTATGAGAAATGCCCTACAATTGGTTCCTCTTGCTGGGAGCATAATAATTTATTAATCGATGAGGTATGGGGTGTTCGTAGACTTACCCCTTCGGAGTGCGAAAGACTTCAAACACTGCCAGAAAAATATACCGAATATGGAGACTTTGATGGAGTTGTTAAGAAAGTATCAGACACTCAAAGATACAAAGGTATAGGTAATGGGTGGACAGTTGATGTCATCACCCACATTTTAAAGAATATAATTACTTCTTAGTCTCTGCAATTGAGGTAAGGGTATTCTCAATAAACTGAGAAATTTCCTTACCTAGTTGCGAACTAGAATAAATGATTAACTTCTCAGAATCTTTAAAAGATAAATCATACTTAGAAATAAACTCAATCAATACTTGCATAGCTGATTGATTAGGGATTAACCCTACTGTGTTGTCTGACTTCTTATGTACTGTGGCTTGAAGTCCAAAGCTCCAATGGTACGAGAAGATTACTGTAAACTCTTCATCTCTTTTAAAAAGAGCGTAGTTATTCTCTAAATTTCTTAAGCAGAAATTCTGCAAATAAGTACGTCTTGATGGCACATCAAGAGTAGTAAATCCCTTTTCTTTAGTAGCTCCTACCTCTAGGTTGCCGTCACTAATCGCTTGTTCTAATTCTGTGAATGCTGAAATCATTAGTTATCCTCCTGTAAAAGTTCTATTTTTTTCTCTAAGCTATTTTTTAAAATATTTTTCCCAAAAGCATAATTTAAATATATATGTTGGAGAAGAAATTTAGGAGACAAGTCTTTACCCATATCAAAAATGTCATAATCCTCAACATCGTCTGAAAAATCTCCAGTCTCAACAAAGCAACGAATATCCCCATCTCGATCAGTAAGAAAGTAAACCACTCCGTCTGAAAAATGTAATCCATAAACTACCTCATTAGTCACCATCTTACCTACTATCTCAATATACCTATCAAATACAGTGCTGTTAGTAGTTATTTTATTGCTTTCGTCTAGCCTTTGCTCCACTACGCTTACCTCGTAAATGTCCAGGTACTTTGCTAGATTTACTAGAGCGTTGCAGTGTCTTTTCGAGATTCCTCTCATCACTTTTTGATTTTCTTCCATGCTTAATCCTTGGTGATTTTTTATATTTTACTGTTGTTTCTTTTACTAAAATACTGATACAGTGCTTGTCTGACGGTATCAGGCATACTTTTGCTTTTTTAATGTGCATATCGTCAAATACTAAGTATGAGAATACACAGTCCTGTAATACCTTTATTGAGTTATCCCAGTCGTAACAGTGGGTATTTAACTCCCCTTTTACTGTGTAGAATGTTTCTTTCGGGATATAAAAAAAGTATGAGGCTTCAAGTATTGTTCTTTTTTCAGTGAGCGTTACTCTAAAATTTAGTAAGTCTTCCCTGACTAATTCTAAGTAATCCGCAACATCTTCCTTGAATTTGACTGTCTCGGAGGAGGTATATACATGACCTCGCCGATTCATTTCTAAGTAAGTGTTTGTGCTCACAGGTTTAAGTGGTAGCACAATTGTTAGAAGCCTCATACATTAATTGGAACACGGCATTAATGTATTGGCAATAGATGTAAGAAATTAAAATAAAAATCCCTCAATTCTGAGGGATATGTTTATGTGTGTGTGCTAAGTGAGTCTCTCCCTCAATTAACTAGATATTATACTTTGCTCCAAGTCCTTTGGAGTTTGCTTTGGTAGGTTTTGCAGGAGTAAAGTCTTTAGCATCTTGCTCTTTAGATACTGCCTTATTATGTCTTCTAACACGTAATCCGTTAAAATCGTCAACTTTAGCAAAAGATGCACCGCCTGTTCCAGCATATCTTACTAACTCAACAATTTGGATAGCTGAGATTTTAAGTGATACCGAAACGATTGCAGGAACTCTCCCTTTAGCCGGCATATAATACGGAGAAACTACAAGAGAAACTACTGCTTTAGTTCCGTTACCAATTAGTTCTTTGAATCCGTGCATAGCTTCGCCATTCTCATCATAAAATTTAATGTCGCCACTCTTAGATGATTTCTTAGCTTTGAAGTATTGTTGTCCTTCTAAATCGCCTTTAAAAACTTTTAGTAAGTCTTCTGATCTTCCTGACTCATCTACTTTGTAACCTTGGCTAGTAGCTTCTTCTGTAGCTACGGCAATGACTTCATCAATAATTTCACTGAGGGCTTGAACACTTTCCTCATCTGAAACCATAGATACTTCAAAGTGTTTGTTCGGATTGTTCTCAGGGTATGCTACTGGCTCATGTACTTTGGAATAAATTAGCTCACATGGGTAATCTAAGTAATCAATTGCTGTAAACTTAGGGCCGCTTTTTTCTTTTTCTTGACTGTTCTTCATCTTTTCTCCTTATAATATTGTGGCGTAATTGCCTCTTATTCTATTAAGCTATATAAATCTTTTCATCTTTTTCTAATTTTGAAAAGAACTTCTTGAAAAAATCATAATCTTTTTCTGAACCTTCTGGCAAGTAGATTTTCCCATAATTATGCACAGGAAGCCCTAAATCTTCATCTTTTAAGTGCTCACAGTCTCCCCAGATGTCCCACTCTACCCGCATAGCCTTAGCCCATTCTTTCTGCAAAGGAGTATCAAAAGACTCTACAACAGCGTCTAGCATTACTTGATTAAGTTCCGATAGAGCTTTACGCACTGTGTCAATATCGTTATCAACCTCGAAGTAAGCCGCATCGTGAAGTGGGAATAATATTTTATATCCGAGACTATCTGCTTTTAATAACGCTCTGCGTAAAACTACTGCCCCACTCCCTTGAGTAGGTGCATTCGTTGTACTTCTGTGATTATCGTTAGCTCCCCACATAATCCAGCCATCTTTTAACTTAAGGAAGTTTCGGGATAGATAATCATACCATAAATTTTCCATATATTCCTTATACTCTCTATACGGCTTATAGAAGGTGTCTATATAATCCTGAGCCTCCTCAGTACCTACAGTGCGACCTAAGGCATCAGTTAATCTATGAGATAGCCCGTATTTAGACATCAAGTATGATAAGCCTAAGACTATTGTCTTAAATAGCGTTCTCTCAGCTCCATAATTAGCTTTAGTCCCATCTTGAGGTACAGCCCCACATAACTTGGCAGTATGCAGGTATACGTCTCCTGAGCAATAAGCATCATACATATTTTTACAGCCACTGAGTATTGCAGATAGTAAAAATTCCTCTGAGGCGTAATCCACAGCTAATATTACTTTACCTTTAGCTGGCTTTATCATCGAGCGTACCCATCTGGATTTTAAAGGTACGAAGCTCGTACTTGGGGGCTGGAATCTGCTCGTTTGACTCCCGTAAGGATTAATCCAGCACCTAATTCTGGAGTCTGACCCTAGATCATCAGTTATTTTTCTTGAGTCTTTGCCTGGGAGAAATCCTGCAAGGGATTTTTTAAAAGTATTGAATCTTACTAACTGCTCAACTACATGGCCTCTGGTAAAATCCTGCTTTTTTGAGCATACTTTTTTTAAAGACTCTTCATCAAAAGATATTGCCCCAGTTTCCTTTGACCTTCCCCACGGAAGATGAGCGTAATCCGTGCTGGCGATATGCTGCAACATCTTCCTATTCATAGTGTACTTGTTTTTAGTAACCTTAAAAAACGGGAAATCAAATTGGCTATTAATATCGTCTTGTAAGTGGCGAATCATTAAAGGACAATTCTCTGTGAAGTTATTAATCTCATCAATACTCACAGGGTATCCGTTGTTCTCAATCTTGCCTGATAGTGCGCCAATACTTCCTCTGTAAAGTATTTCTTCCATAGTTACATCACATCCTAATACTCTATTAAGTCTGTCATATTCAGCTAGAGTTTTCTTAAGAAGTTCTCTAAGAATCTGCGCATCTTCAAGACAGTATTTTAGTATGTCTTCTCTATGCTCTTCATGGATAGCTCTATCCTTAGTAAGAATATAGTCTCGCATTTTTTCTTTATATTCACTTGTGCGGGTCTCCCCTGTTAGCTTATATGTACAAGCTAACAAATTAGTTTCAGGCTTATTGAAGTTATGTCTTTTTTGTTGCTCCTGAGTCATGTATCTTTTTTCTTTTGACTCTGTAATAAACTTTATACCGCCTGATTTAAAGTAGTGCTTGCCGTAGCTAAAGGTTGGGTGATGGTTTATAAGCATAGCATACTCGAGCTTCTGATCTATCCATTTAAAATCCATCGGATTAAATCCTAGTGATATTAGAGATCGTGCCTCAGCCCCAGCGGAATACGCTAGTAACACCCCTTGACTCTCTTTTATCGTATTTAATAGGTGTATGAGGCGGTGCTTATCGACTTCATCATAAAGCCAGTAAGTCTTATCATATTCAGCGCAAGATACTGCCGCACATACTAGACTCAATGTTGGTTCTTGAGAATTAAAATACTCAAAGTCGATAGCGTATATTTTAGTCATCGGAACCACAATCAGAATCAGAACCCCAAGTAAGAGGCTCACTAAGTATTGACACACTTTCCATATTAGGAATTGCTTGAATAACTGTATTGAGGGATATTCTAGGTAGGAATACCGTATTTCCTTGTCTAAATATTAGCGTAGTTCCATCAAGAGCTACCATCCAATCATCTCCTCTTATTTCTTCTTTTACTGCAACAACCTCCTCAAAAAGGTTCGGCTTTAATCTTATTCTACTCATATTGTCCTCCTTATTTAAATTGTTATTTTATCTATCTTATTTTCTTTTATCTGAGTGTCTTTAACTAATTTATTAAAGTCCGCAACCTCT